GCGACTCGACTGCGTTGACGGCTATCCAGCAGGGTGCGAGCAAGCTACAAGAAAACATCGCTCCGATCTGGTCGCGCTGGGCTACCTTCCAACCGACGGAAGAAATCATCCGACTGCTCGAATCAGGGCAGTTTGACGTGTCAGAAGAGGACATCCGGGCGAACCTAGATCAGCAGTGCGAGCTAGTATTCGACTACATCAACCGCTCTAACTTCCACACGCAGTTCTATGAGGCGGCGCTTGATCTATTGGTAGGTACGGCCACCATGAAGATCGAGGAAACAGACGACGAAACCAACCCTATTTGCTTCAACACGATTCCACAGAAAGGTATTGCGTTTGAAGAGGGGCCATACGGTACGGTCGAGACGCATTGGCGACGATTCGAGGTTAAGGCGCGTCTGCTAGAGCGTATGTGGCGAGGCTTTGAGGCGTCACAGAAAGTACGCAACATGATTGAGAACAGCCCTAACACTGAAGTACGTGTATCTGAGGGCGTAATCTTTGACCCTAAGAGCAAGCGTTATTATGGATGCCTATGGGTTGCAGAGGAAAACCGATTCTCATGGACTGAAGATTTTGGCGAGTCTAGCCCTTGGGTAACTGGTCGCTATACGAAGGTTGCGGGTGAGGTGCGAGGCCGTGGTCCAGCGATGCAAGCGTTACCTGATGTGCGCTCATTGAACAAAGCCAAAGAGTTTGTCCTGCAGAAGGCCGCAATTGACCTAGCAGGTATGTATACGGCTACTGACGACGGCGTAACAAACCCTTACAATATGGTCATTGCACCGGGTGTCGTGATTCCAGTCGGATCAAACAACACCAACAACCCTTCAATTCAACGTCTCGATACAGGATCGAACCTTGCTCTCGCGCAATTCGAAATCGTGGAGCTTCAGAACGCTATCAAGTTGGCAATGTTCAACGATCTGCGTGATCCTGCTGGTCCTGTTCGTAGCGCCACTGAAGTTGCTATTGAATCCCGAGAGCTTGCAAAACGGATCGGGTCGGCATTTGGGCGACTTCAGACCGAGGTACTCATACCAATACTCAAGCGTGTCGTCGCAATCCTGACTCGACGCGGCTTGATCGTTCCTATCGAGTTAGATGGGCGCGATGTAAAGGTTAAGTTCACGTCTCCATTAGCCCGCGCACAGGATGGCGAGGATCTCATGGCCGTTCAGCAAGCCGTGCAGTTTGTGTTAGGTACGTCTGGCCCCGATCAGGTTCAGATTGCTTACAAGATTGAAGACTTCGGTACGTGGGCGGCAGAGAAAACAGGGATGCCGTCTGATCTCGTGCGATCTGATATTGAGAAAAAGCAGATCATACAGGCCGGGGCGCAAGTCCAAATGATGCAACAACAACCAATGGAAGCTGAATGACTTGGGAAACAATTGAGGGCGCAAGCCCAGAAGCCAAGAAACAGAAAGCCAAAGCACAAGAACAGATCAACGAAATGACCAAAGCCTACGCCCGATGCTTCGCTACCGAAGACGGGCAAAAGGTTTTAGAGGATCTGACTCGGCGCTTTCTATTCGATAACTCGACATCCCTATCCAGCCAGAACGTCGCGTATGAAGCGGCGTATCATAATGGCGAAGCTGGGGTGATTCGTATGATCATCCACTACATACAGCAAACCGAGAGACTATGACCGAAGAAACCAAGAAGCGTGGGCGCAAGACGAAGCCCAAGTACGAGGTCGTCTGCGAGCATACTGACCACCTTGAGAAGATTGGTTGCGAACTTGATTGGCTGAAGCCATTGCATGATCGGTATGGCTTTGAGAAGTTCGAATATATCCACAAATTCCGAGCCTTCCGTTGCTATAAGGACGGGCGACACGTTGATTGGATCGACGTGAATAACCTTGCCCTGATCAATGGCAAGCGGAGGCTGGAAGTCATCCTGATGCAACACCAACCCATAAGCCCGAAGAGGGCTGTTATTAACTATCCTTGGAGATAATCATGGAAGAACAGGCCGTAGAAAGTAACGATACCCTGACATCATTAGTTGATGCCGCTGAACCTACGTTGGGCGAGGGTGAATACTTCTTATCTGACAATGTGAAAGGCGTGGGCGAAATGCCCGAGTGGTACAAAGCCGACAAGTACAAGTCAGTCGCAGAGCAAGCGAAGGCATACACCGAGCTTGAGAAGAAGTTTGGTGGATTCACTGGCGCACCTAAAGACGGTTATCAACTGGCTGAAGGCGTCGAGGCAGACGATGCACTGTGGGGCGAGCTTGTTGAGTTTGGCACCAAACAGAATATGTCTCAGGCCGCTATGAATGAGGCATGGGCGTTGCTGACAGCGCAGGAGCAGGCCATTGAAGAGGTCTCGCTTGAGACTGAGATGGGTAAGCTGGGTGATAATGCTGTTGAGCGCATCAAGGTTGTCGAGCAGTACATGAAGAACAATCTTGATTCGGATACCTACGAGCGTGTTCGATACGGCGTGAACAGTGCCGAAGCTGTCGAATTGGTTGAGGCGCTGATCAAGTCCACTGCCCCCGCTAAGTTGCCGATTGACGGCTACATTGAGCCGGGCGGCATTACGTGGGAAGACATTGAGGCCGAGATGTTTAAGAAGCATGAGAGCGGTCAGATGCTTCGTGCAGTCGATCCCAACCATGAGCGTAAGATTCAGCGCATGATGAAAGAGTTTGGCGGTGATAAGCCATACGAACGCATTGTTGGCTAACACATTTCTTGTGGTATCATAGAGAGATCGGATACCCCTTTCACAAGGCCCGGTAGTTTTAGGTTGAACGACTGACCGACTGCCGGGTACTCAGTCCAAAACCTCTTAATCATTGTTATACATTTGACATAGAGGAGACTGAATCATGTCAATTAATCTCTCCGCAGTAGCGGTAACTGAATTTGACAGCATGGTGAAGCACGCTTATGCGAACGCTGGCTTGCTCAAGAACGCTGTCACACTCCGTAACAACGTCGTAGGTGATACCTACAAATTCCGTCGTATGGGCAAAGGTCTTGCTAACCAGAAGGCTAGCTCTGCCGACGTAACTCCAATGAACGTAGGACACGAGTTCAAGACTGCGACTCTCGCAAACTGGAACGCACCTGAGTTCACTGACATCTTTGACGCGCAGGAAGTAAACTTTGACGAGAAGCAAGAGCTGGCATCTACAATCGCTGGCGCTTTGGGTCGTCGTTGCGATCAGCTTGTCATCGACGCAATGGACGCATCTACTCCACTGACAACTGCTGTTGCCGCTGGTGGCGCTAACTTGACTATCGCGAAGGTAAACGACGCGCAGGTTGAGCTACGTGATCAGGGTGTTCCAAACACTGAGCTTTTCGCTGTTATCGAAGCTGGTGGTCTGGGCGGTCTGTTGAACGACGAGAAGGCAACTTCTGGCGACTATCAGGCTATCAAGGCTCTTGTATCTGGTGAGATCAACACTCTCGTTGGCTTCCAGTTCATCATCCTTGAGACTCGTGCCGAAGGCGGTCTGACAGAAGCGGCTAACATCGTTGACTCTTGGTTCTTCCAGCGTCCAGCGGTTGGCCTTGCTGTCGGTATCGACATGAAGACTGAAATCAACTACGTCCCTGAGAAGACCTCTTGGCTTACTAACGGTATGCTGAAGGCTGGCTCTGTTGTACGCGACGAAGGTGGTTTGGTTAAGGTCCAGTACGACAAGACTGCATAAGTCTTACCCGGCCCCTTCGGGGGCCATTCTATTTCTAGGTGAGTTATGGCGAGCAAGATCGACTTAATTAGCAATGCGCTCATTCTGATTGGGGATACTCCGATTAATTCACTGACGGGTGGATCACGGCGCGAGACTGTCGCAAACAATCTCTACGACAACATTGTCCAAAACGAGCTAACAAAGCATCGTTGGGGCTTTGCACGTCGTAAGGCGCAGATATCTAAGTTGGCAGATACCCCGGTTGATCCCAATGGCTGGAACAGCATCTATCAGTTACCCTCTGATTTACTATTCCTGATCACTGTCTCCCCTGATTCTAACTATCAGGTGTATGGCGACAAGGTATACAGCAATTCATCTAACGCGCTATACGCTGACTACATTGCAAACGTCACTGAAGATGAGTGGCCCGTGTACTTCGCAAAGATGATTGAGTACGCATTGGCTATGGACTTCGCGGCGAGCATTAGAGACAGTTCAGCGGCACGAGGTGAGATGGCGGCGGCTTATGTGAATGCGTCCCGTATGGCGCGATTCACGGACTCTCAGCAACATCCTACGCAACCGATACGAAGCAACCCATTCACTAATGTGAGGTTCTAATGGCTAAGACTCGATTCATTCAGTCTAGCTTTGTAAGTGGCGAGCTATCCCCGTTACTGAAGGGCCGCATTGATATCAACCAGTATTATCAGGCGGTAGAGACTGCCGATAATGTTGTAATCGTTCCTCAAGGTGGAATGAAGCGTCGTCCCGGCACTGAGTTTATCGCGCAGACTACGCGCAACTTAGTACCTTTTCCCTATACGGGAACCATGCCAAATGGCGGCACAGCGTCTGTTTTATATGGTCCAGTAGATACACCAACAACCTCAACCACAGTAGGCATCGGAACGACTAATGAATATGTCGTGGTCAAGGCCGATAAAGGCGCAGTCAACATAGCTGATATCGAATTTATTGATGTTCGACAGATTAGCTTGTCGGCTGGCACCTCAGATGAGTTTAAGATTCAGTATTCCTCCGATGATGTGACGTATACCGATGCGGCTGACGTTCCGTTGATTGGTACGAATCCGCAAAACTTCCGAATCAAAATTGGCATATATGCTCGCTATTGGCGATTAGTCCGTATTGGCACGACTGATCTAGGATCGGCAACACTTAGCTTGGCTGTATTCAATTTAATTCAAGAAACAGGCGTTGATAGTGAGTGCAAACTAGAAGACTTCAGTATCGAGGATGATCGTCATTATTTGGTCGAGTTCACTCGTGACAATATCGCTATTTTCCGCTCTCAGCTTGTAGGCTTGAACATACAAACCACGCGAGTCGCGGACATCAGGCCCACGTATGATTCGAATGTTGACGTATCAACCGTGCGTACAGCGCAGACTGAAAACGTCATGTTGATAGTGGGCAATTTTGAGCCTATGCGTTTGGTCAATCTTGGCGCCGATGGTGATTGGTTCCTTGATAACATCCCGTTTACTAATGTCCCCCAATACGACTTTGACGACGATCAAAGCCCTACGCCTACCAGTGAAATACAAGTCATGGATATTGGTCATGGCGGCGGTACGTGGAAAAAAGGTGAGCGCTTTGAGTTTGATATCGAGGGTGTAACGTCAAAATCTATTACGTTTGCGGGTGATAACACTGCTGATGAGCGGGCCGCAACTGTCTTCAACATCCAAAAGAATCTGCAAGATATGCCAATCTTTGGCGAGACAGGCGTATCGGTACAAAGAACGGGCGCACTCGTTTACACAATTACGATATCAGGCGAATCGGCAAAAGATTTCGAGTTGTTTTCTGCGTATATTACGGAAGGCTCTACAAGCCACGAGATTGAATTTACAAAGACGCAATCAGGCGTTCCACGCAAAGAGGATGTGTGGTCTAACACTCGCGGCTGGCCGAGAAGTATGTGTTTTTATGAAGGCCGATTAGTTATTGGCGGCACTCAGTCTAAGCCCCAGTCGATATTCATGTCCAAGTCTGGCGCGTTTTTTGACTTCGATATTGACGACGGCGATGACGATGAGGCGATTTTTGCAACGATCTCAGCCCGCAAGCTGAACGACATTGTTGATGTATACCCCGGCCGTAACCTGCAAATCTTCACGTCTGGCGCAGAGTTTGCCATTACGAGCAAGCCCGCAACGCCTTCCAATATCAACATACAGCCACAAACATCGCACGGCGCAAGCAACATTGAGGTGCAGGATGTAGACGGTTCGACCCTATTTGTGGACCGACACGGCAAGTCTCTACTGAGCTTCCTGTATTCGTTCAACGAGGACGCTTACACTACGGACGATAGGTCGGTACTGGCCTCACATTTGATTAACCAGCCGGTCGATATGGCGCTCCTAGCGGGTACTGCGAGTGATGACGCTAACTGGCTGTTTATTGTTAATAGTGACGGTACAGCGAGCATTCTGAATACCCTGAGAAGCCAAGACATCAACGGCTTCACTAGCTGGAATACGAGCGGCGACATCAAGAGCGTTTGCGTTGTAGACGATCAGCTTTTTATGACGGTTGAGCGCACTGTAAACAGCGTAGCAAAGCTGTTCATTGAGCGCTGGGACTTCACTTATCTCATGGATTGCTCAATCAAAAGCTCTCAAACCGCTGGCGTCATCGACGGACTGGACCATTTGGACGGTGAATCGGTCAAAGCCATTACACGAGAAGGCTATTTGGACAAGAACGAGGGCTATGTGCTGTCGTCTTACACGGTAGGTAGTGGGCAGATTACGCTCAATGCTAGTGAACAATACTCACTAACCACATATGAGGTTGGTTTGCCGTTTGTTCCTACGATAAAGCCGATGCCACTAAACACCAACATCGGATCAGGGCAGAATCAGATGCGGCTGAAGAAAATCGTACGGATGAACGTACGTGTCTACGAGTCTTCCGGTATCTATATCGACGGCATCCCTGTTCCCATTCGATCGTTTGGCGAGGCAGGTATCACGTCACCACTTACTAGCGAGTCTATTGTCCCCACAAGTGGCATAATAGAGGACGTTTACGATATTAACGGATGGAGCAGAGAGATCATGCCGACGATTACTTGTCCTGATCCTACGCCCATGCACATACAAATGATTGAATACGAGATCGAGGGTAACTGATGAACCTTGCCCTACAGGATGGAATCTTCAAAGCGCAAGACTTGATGCTTCAAATGCCTCAAGCCGAGACGGTTGTGACTGATCACTTTGCCGACGGTCTATATGCGCGTGAGTTGTTCATCCCTGCGGGTGTTTGTTTGGTTGGCGCACTACATAAAACCAACCATATATTCACAGTCTCACAAGGCGAGTGCTACGCAGTGACGCATGAAGGCAAGGAACATATTGTTGCACCGTATACAGGACAAACTAGGCCCGGCATGAAGCGTGTTATCTACGCAGTAACAGATACGGTTTGGACGACTTATCATCCAACCGATGAAACCAATCCCGAAAAGATTGCCGAGCAGATATTGGAGACTGAACAATGAGTTGGGTTATTACGGCGATTGCGGTAGCTGGCACGGCTGTATCGGCTTATGGGCAGGTGCAGGCTGGCAAGGCTCAGCAACAGCAACTAAAAGAGCAGGCAGAGCAAGAGGAACTCGCGGCACAAAGCCAAGAGCTACAGCGTCGGCAAGAGCTAAACCGAGCGTTGGCGGCTAACGTCGCGGCACTCTCGACGGCAGGAATTAGCGGGGAAGGTACGCCAGCAAGTCTGGCCTTGGAAAGCGCACGACAAGCAGGTCTTAGCGAAATGACTATTGACCTATCAGAACGCCTACGAAGGGCGTCATTACAGCGTCAAGCTGGACAAGCAACACAGACAGCGGGACTAACGGCGGCAAGTACATTGTTAAGTGGCGGCGTAAGAGCCGCTCAACTAGCGCCTACGGATGAATAGTTATGGCTCAGAAGCGCATTGATTACTACGGCAGGTTTACGCCAACAGGTGTAGATACGTCTCAGGCTAAACGCTTGCAGGCTCTCTCTGGCTTGGCGGAACAGGTCGGTGACATTGCGTTTGAGGTTGGCGCTAAGATTCAAACAAAGCGCGGTCAAGAAGCTGGTCTCGCGGCTGGAGCAAAGGCAATAGAGACGAAAGAAGCGCCGGAAGCAAAAGAAGGTTTCTTGTCTCAAATATCCGTATTCGATCAGGCATACAATGACGCTATGCGCGAGTCGTATATCGCTGGCGTAAACAATGACGCTAGAGAGAACATTGCTCGCATTGCCGCCGAAAACTACCGAGATATTAAAGGCTTTGAAGATAGCGTCAAAAAGTATCGTAAAGGCCTTATTGATTCGGTAGGTGAAGATTTTTCCGATGCTGTAAGCGTCTCAATGGACTCCCTTATTAGCTCTGCGCGGATAGGCGTTCAAAACGAAGTCGCTACTTTTAATTTAGAAAGAGCTAAAGATGAGTTGACCCAAGGCGCGGCAGACTCGCTTGATAAGGCAATTAAACTTGAAATGCTTGGCGATCAGTCTGGGTCGGATGCTCAGTTGCAATCAGCGTACACGTCTATTGATGGCTTAGTAAAAGGTCGATTCCTAACGGAGACAGAAGGCCAGCAGGCCAAAAGAGAAGCGATTGCAAGCACCCTTACAGCCCGAGCAAGATACGGATTGCAGGAAACCATTCGCCGGGTGGAGAAGGCCGCAGAAGAGGACGATAAGTCAGTAGACGGCACAGAAATAATGTCTTATATCGACAGCCTTACGAACACCCCGGTTTCAGATATGACGGCGGAAGATCAGCAAGCGATGAGTAAAGTATTGCTGTCTGATTGGGATGAGTGGTGGACAACCAAGACAAGGTTTGAAGCAGACGAGGCGAAAGCCACAACCGATATGCAAAACGACAATTTTAGATCGTTATCTATTGGAATTGTTTCGGGTACAGTTGGGCAAACAGAAATTGCGCGGGCGGCAGGAGCCAAGCAGATTACAGGCTCACAGCTTAATAGTCTGGCGTCTATACTTTCAAACCGTGGTAGTGGCTTTGATGATCCATCAACTATCTACACAATTGAAAGGCGAATGATTGATGATCCAGAGGCGGCAAGTCAGTTAATTGCAGAAACGCTTGCAAGTGACGACCCCAAGCTAACCGATAAAACCGCAATGGATTTATATAGAAAGATTGACGCCAATCCTTTGCTAACTACGCCAGACGCCAAGAAATATCGAAGAGTCTTACAGCGTACAGTGGCTATTGTTGATGATAGCGGCTTCTTTACTGGCACTGCGGCCCAAAGAGAAAGGGCGGTTGTTTTAGAGCTTGCGTTTGATGATGCGATAATTGCGGGAATGAACCCAAAGGTTGCGGCCTTCACATTAATAGACATTGGCGACATAAGCCCTGACTACGAAAACCCAGAACAGATACAAGCCGCTATAAATAATCTGACTGAAAAAGCACTATCTGGGACATACGTTTCTGAAAACCCTACTAGCCAGCAGGTAACGCAAGCTGATTTTGATTTGGAAATGGCCAACCTTAAAGAGCAACTGACAGTCTTTCAGTCGTATGAACGTCTTGAGCAGGTAATTAGGTCGGAATTGCCAAAAGGCATGACGATGGAAAAATACCTTGAAGAAGAAGCAATGAAGCTAGGAAATTAAAAAAATGGCAGGACGAGCAAGTTTTATAGAATTATCTCGACGCGCCTTGGCTGGTGATGAAGACGCTTTGATTTCATTGCGTACTGAAGATGCGGATGTGCCAGATGAAGACCTTTTGCGCCGCGCACAAAATCGGATTAACAAGCTTGAACAACAAGAAAAGCGAGTCCCTGTTGAAAGGTCTCAGCCTTCAATTAAGGCTTATCACGGTACGCCTTACAGATTTGAGCAATTTGATTTACAGAAGATAGGAATGGGAGAAGGCGCCCAA